AAGGATATAATCTGTTGTTACGATTTACTCCTTCTGCCATCATATAAGGTCCTTTAATAAAAAGACTTGACTCAGCATTTCTATCTGCTTGTTCCTCAATGTATTCGAACTCATCGCTTACATCAGGTTTCTCTACAACTAAGTTAAGTTTCAACGCCATAATATTATTTATTCATCTTTTTAAAATAAGCTCTTTTTCTGTCAAAATAATAAATTTATAGCCTTTTTTCTTACTATATTTACGTGCAGCTTCCCATTTAGCTTGGTTAGTTACAAACGTTTTTTGCTCATAAAGTAAGTGTTTACGATTTCGATACTTAGTCTTAGGGGGTTTTGTTTCTCTAGAGTGCTTTATTTCAACGAGATATTTTGTTAATTTATTACCCTCTAATATTTCTATGTAATTATCTACGTAATATCTATGTCCTTTATTATCTAAAGGACTATAATATGGAACTATTACATTTTCACTTCCCCATTTAACAACATTTTTATTATCATCACAGAACCTAAAGAACTTTAGTTCCAATCCTGAACGATATATAGCTTTACTACCTATAAATTTATTAGGATTTTTAGGCACAAAGATACCTTGTCTCCACTTTTTCATTAACCTACAAAGAACATTGTTGGATCTGAATCACCTAAACCAGGTGACGCACCTTCCATAAGTTTCTGCTCAAGCTCAGCTTTTTTCTGCTGACCTTCTTGTAGTAGATCGTAGTTAAGAGCACCGCCTCCAAGTAAACTCACAGATCCAAACTTACCTCTAACTCTTCCTATTGTAATCATTGATAACGCTAATGCATATTCGTAAATCCATTGCTCCATTATAACACTTCTAATAGGTTTTTCAATATAACATGATATAACACCATAAAATTTATCACTACCTGGTTGAGGATACATTGTCATATATTGAGTTCTTGGATTAAAAGATACATCCCTTCTTATAGCTAACATTTTCTCTCTTGTATCTATCCACTCTTTAAGAGTATACCATGAAACTAAATCAAAACCATAATTACCCATAGCGTAGCTGAAGTACGTTTGCTGCGCTAGTGTTTGTTCTAATGTAAATAATGTATTAATACCTGTCGTAGACCCTTCTTCAAAATCGACTACATCTACTACTTTTCTATAATCCATTATATCATAGTCAAAAACGTTTTGATAGCTAACAGCTTCTGAAGCTGATCCTTCTATTGTTAAAGTATGACGTGGAGTTTTTGTAAATAATCCTGTTAATGATTGACCTAATAAAGATCCATTAGTAGTTTGTAACGATGTTATAGAAGAAACTATTGAATGATCAAATAATTCAAATTGCTGTATACCATTTTGTCCTCCGGATACAGTTGTAAATGTTGCAGAAAGTGATCCTGATAAAACAGCAGTATCTCCTGTATACACTGGATACTTTGTATTAAGGAAATTACCAGATAAAATTGAAGATGTAGTAACATATACTGACTCTGGCGTTGTACCTATAAACTCTGGTCCAGGTCCTATAGGATTAGTACCAGCTACCTTTCTTGCAGTAGTAGTTAGATTTGTATTAGCTAATGTATATAGTAAATCTAAACGAATACCTTTATTCTTCTCATACATGTCAGAGTCAAATATTAAAAACTCTCTAGTAAATCCAGCATACTTTGTAAAATATTCAACTGCTATCTGAATATTTTCTCTAAGTTGATCTGTATGAATCTCTAAACTAACCAACGGATAACCTAAAGATCTTTTTATCCTGTCTCCTAATCTATCATAAGTTTCAACTTTTGAATTTAGATTAGTTGATAGAAATGCTGAAAGAGGCTGAATAGTACATGCAAGTGCCATAAAATTATTTATTCTAGCATAAATAATAATATGCCAGAAGCTCTAACTACTAATAACGGAAGTACATATTTTAACAATAATGAATGTAGATCATTTGGAATGGGCCTACCTGCTACTACTTTAACTAGACTTTCAGGTGCAGATAGCGCAGCTCCTTTTTTAGGGCAATTATGCTCTGAAGTAATTATAATAAATTCTACAGGTGGCTTACTTACTCTATTTGATAATGATTACTTTGGAAGCGGAAACGGTCTTACAATAGCAGATGGATCGACTTTTACTTTAAGAGGTTTAACTAATGTTAACCAGGTATCCGCAAAAGCTGCATCAGCTGGTGCTATATATTATAGATCTCAATTCTTTAGCTCTAATCCTAATAAGTAATTAGACTTCTACAGTAGGTTCATCAGCTTCAGGAGCCGCTTCCGTATCTACTGGAACATCAGCTCCTGTATCAGCGGGGCCTCCTCCAAACTCTGGTATACCTCCAGCGTCTCCTCCACCTGCTACTCCGCCTCCTTCACCACCTACGGCAGATTCGCCACCAGCTAATTCACCAACAACAGCTTGCTCTTTCCAGCTAGGTCCTGCTGCCTGAATTTGTGATAACTCCCATTGTAGCTCAGCATCTTTTCTAAGAAACTCTCTATTTGCTAGAATATCTTTATCCTTCCAACCAAGATACTTCTTCTGCGCGTAAGTAGCAGATACAAATTCAGAAGACGCTAAATTGTTAAAGTTACCAGCTTTTAGTTCAAGTCTTTGATTTTCTCTTAACTCGTAAAAATTAGTCGGTACGTTAAATTCAATCTCAATATTTTGTTCTGAGAGATCTAGTTTCTTAAATATACCCATTAGAGTTAAATGAGTAATAAATCCTTTCTTTAATCCAGCTGCAAATCTTTGCTGCTGTCTCATTACGAATCTAGCAAACTTAAGTTCTTCTCTTAATATAGTTGAACCATCTGCTGAAGCTTGATCGTTAGGATCTAGTCTAGTAGAAGGTACTTTAAGAGCTCTGTATAGCTTCTTAATAAAGTACATTAGATCTGAAAGCTCACCTAAATTTTGACCTCCAGCTAACTGACTTACTGAAGTACCTTCTGAACCTTGTCTTTTTGCAAACCAGAACGCATCCAACATTGATTGTGGATTGAACTTCTTAACTACATTATCTTGATCTAAATCAAAAGTCTTCTTTGACCAATAATTTTGAATAAGCTTCTTTAAATAAGCTTCTGCCTTAGGTGGAGCCATATTACCTACATCCACATTAAAGACCAGTCTTTCTGGAGCTCTAACCAATCTATAAATCACTATAGCATCCTCAATTAAAGATAACTGCCTATAAGGACGTCTAGCATTCTCTAAAAATGGTATGCAAAAGTTTTTAGTTTCATTATAAACACCAGAATTAATATAAGTAATCTGGCTTTGATCCATTGGTATAAATTCAATCTTTTCTATCTTCTTAGGATTTTCTGGACTGTATATTGGCTTTCTATAAATATACCCTTTAATAAGCATATTTTGTATATTATTATATACTGGATCTATAACTTCAGCTGGTAAATTTATTACCCCTAGAATACCATCTTCAACAAAACCTTCATGAATAATTTGCTCAAAGAATAATTCACCTTCAACTAAAAGCTGTCTAAAATACTGCCAGCCTCTATTTTTTAAATCATAATATTCTACATATCTATGAAACTGCTTTTCTACTTCTGATTTCTCTTCAACAGTCAAATCTATTTCTTTTAACTGTAATTTAGTTATCCATCCTGATTCATCAGGATTAATTGTTTCGTCACAAATTTCATCTAAAGCATCTGCAACCTCAGAATAAGCAGCTATAATTCTATAATCACGTACTCTACCACCTTTATCTTCTTGAATGTTAGCATACATAACATCCCCAAAAGATGAATCTTTTGCAAAATCTCCAATAGGTATATTATTGTATGGATTAGAAGAAGAAATAGAAGCTTTTGCTAAAGCTTCCGCTCTCTTCATTCCTGTCTTTTTGAATATATTATACTTAGGATTAAGCTGATCACCTTCAGGTTCTACATTAGAGTAAGGTAATCTATTCTGAATATATTGGACTAAGTTTCTTCCAAAAGTAGATGCTCGACCATCGTTCGTTACATAGGAACGATTTTGAGAGGGAGTTGATGATGAATCCGCCATTGTATATATTTATTCTAAGTTAAGGATAGAGCTAGCAGCTTGATAAGAAGAAGCCCAACCGGCTTCATTTGCTGTAACAAAAGTAAATTTACCTGACCCACTTAAGGTGGATGTCGGTAATGATATACTTACTAAATTATCTGTAGCTATATTATATAAACTATCATCCAATTTGTAAGCACTAATAGTATCTAATTTAGCAGAAGTTATCTTCTGAAAATCGGTAAAGAAATCAAGCTTGTTAGCACTTATATATAGAGAATTACTATAATCTAAAGCTTTACCATATAGTAGAAAGTTATTAGTTTGTGAGCTTATAACATTAGTCGTACTTCTTAACTGCTCAAAAACACCTGAGGTAGTATAAAATATATTGGTAAATTCAGGTACACCAGAAACTGTAATAGTTTCTGAATAATTGGTAGGTACTGTACTATCATAACCAGAAAGAGCGCCATAACCTTGCTCCACATATGACTTATTTGAAATCTGTTGATCTAAAGGAGAGTAGATTCTATTTTGTAAATCTACGGCTATAAAGTTATTGTCAACTTTATAGATATTACCAGCAGTATCTTTTTCTTCAGGAAATAACCAACCTTTAATAGTAAAAGAAGTATCTACACTTATTCTAAATTTTTCTGAATAGGTTGTATCAGTCGGTGTTGAGTAATTTAAACTACCACTCCATAAAACTTCGCTTCTTATTTCTTGATCATAGTTTGCACCATATTCTTCTGGTACTTTCCAAGTTAAAATAATATAAGGATTATTATAAGGTACAAAGTTTGAAATTATTTGATCTACATCTTGCATATATCTTGCAAGTATAGACATGCTAACCTCTAAATTTACCGGTACAGGCATTAAGAATTTAGAAGAGCTTTTAGCATGTTCACTTTGAGTAGAAGGTACTAATCCTCCAGTTAATTTATTAAAGACTCTAGACTCGTCTCTAGAAATACTATCAAGATTTATAGCAACCACAGGCAGCGTTATGTTTTGCGCTTTGTTTACTATATCATACATCACCCTTTGCTTAGGGGCAAATACATACCTTACGTCAATATTAGATTTGGCGTTTCTATTTTTATCAAATCTACTTATAACCGTATCATCAAACGCAGCTACAAACTGAGTTAGTAAATTTTTAATTTCAAAATGAAATGCTCTATTCTTCATACTGTCTTATATATTTATTACAAAAACCTGTCAATAAAATATTTAGGCAATTTATGTCTATTATTAACTACACTTTCCGCAATTGAACCATCAAGGATATACGTTATACAATGATCTTTATGAGATCTAACACCTCTTCCACAAGACTGAATTAACGAGCAAAGCATTTTATTCATATACCAATTAAAATCTCCTTTCATTAATTTTTCAATACGTTTATCTTTAGTAGGGAGATAAGGCGCTTTAACAATGATTTGAAATCTAGCTAGATCGTCTCTTAAGTCTACTCCATGTGACATAGAAGGAGATATTAATACAGTAGGTTCATCATTAACGTAATGTTGTTCTAATATATCTTCATTTCTTACCCCAGGTTCTCTAATTAAAAAACGTCTATCTGTTAATGTATCAGCTAAAAACGAAGTAATAGTATTATTATGAGTATGTATAATACCTTTATCACCTTTATGAAATTCACATATTTCTTTTATCTGTTTTACAACCTTAGGTAAACTCCTCTTTAAATTATGATAATTTAGCTTTACTTTAGTATTACAATATATAGGTGCGTTTTTAGCTTCAAAAGATGATTCAGCTTCTACATATTTAAATTTATTAATACCCAAGCTCTTACAAAAGTTATTAGGATCAATAATAGTAGCAGACATTAAGATTACTTTATCAGCATATTTAAATAGATGATTAGAAAGCTTATCAACTTTAAGAGGCATAAACGTTATGCCTTTTTTATCAGCTTCAAATAGATATTCACTCTCATTCCACGTTTCTAAAATTAAAGATAATTTAGAATGAAGATTTCTTTGATTCAATAATAAATTTCTTATTAACCTTACCCTTATTATTAGTAACTTCTTTTAAGTCCTCTATTCTATCATTAAGATCTATTATTAGCTCATTAATCCATTTTACTACTTGTAAACTATTTCTAGAGTAAAAAGGTCTAATATCAACATCCAGCCTAGTAAGACTTTCAAAATTTATATTACAAGAAAACTCTTTAACCAACTGATCTTCTAGCTCAGCTGCCTCATCGCATATAAGAAACTCTCTTTTCTTTAAATGATCTGGTAAAGAGAAAAACATATTATAATTTAACGTATTAAACGTCGATGTTAATGCTGTATTTCTATCTTCATAATAAGGACATTTATTAAGAGCCCAACACTCTTCCTTAATTTTAGGTAGATGTAGGCAAGGGGCTAGCTCTACTGTAAAGCGATTATCAACTTCACATTGATAGTTTGACTTACCTTTAAGCACCTTAACATCATCAAATAATTCTTTATATTGATCTTGTAATGCTTTAGTTATAGTTAGCGCCGTGCATCCAAAAGGCCTTTCTTCTTCACATTCATCTTCATACGTATAACCACCACCATGCGTTCTTCTATACGCTAAATAGTTAGTTACTAGCTCTCTAAACTCTTTAGTAGGCTGATTAGATACATTGCCGATAGTTTTAGATATAAACGATTTACCTGAACCAGTAGGCGCATTACAAACAACAAACTTATGACCATCTTCAAAAGCTTGATCAATATTTTTAAGTAACTTTACTTGAGCCGGATTAGGAGTATAGCCATCCGGGAAGCTTTGAAGTAAACCGCCTATCACACTTTATTTTAAAGTAGTTCCATCTGAAGGCAATATGTATACTAAATTATCATATAGTTTAGATTGCGAAGAACTATCTAAAAACTTTACTCGCGTCATTTGATTTAAAGGAATAAACGAGCTTAGATGATAATTTAAAATACCATTACCATCATCATATTCCATTTTAAACGGATAGGGTATTTCATAATTTTTATTTGCTCCGTTTATTTCTAAAGTTAAATTTATATAGTATTGCTTAACTTGAAATATCTTAAATTTACCTTTCTTTAATACTTTTTTATTAGTCCTTATAACTATATCTTGTAATAGGAAAGGTTTTAAAAAATTAGATACTTTTTCTAAGCTTACATTCATGAATTCATAAAATTAAATTTTTGTTGTTGAGATAAAGGGTATATATTTTCATTAAAATAAACCCAAAAATCTTCATCAGCAGGTATTTCCTGTATAACATCTACTTGATTGCAATTTATATTTCTATAATTTTGCATCATAACATCCCAAGCTACAGATAAATTATCCGGTCCTAAATAAGGCTTACGTGGACCTTTAGGTGCAAAATAATTTAAAGATATTCTACCGTTAACTGAATTTAATAAATCTAAAGAGTTGGTACATAGCATCCGTCTTGTAGCAGCTAAACCTGGTTTAGCTATTCTTCTAGGAAATCTAATTTCTAATACATTATTAGAAAGTAAACTATCAAGAGTTGCTTTTTGTACTATCATCCTTTGGTTTACAAATACCAAACATCCTTTCTTCGTTTAAGAAAATAGCTTTATTAACTTTTCTTCCGCCACTAATAGTAATATTAGAAATACTTACTCCCATATTATTAGGAAATATAACTATATCATCTAGTTTAGCATGTTTAGCATCTGGACCAGCAAGAACAACTCTACCTTTACGCCAAGCTTTAGTTAAAGCATTAGTAGGAACTACAATTCCATTTCTAATTATTTCATCTCCATCATCACTCTCATCAACATATTCTACTAATAAAATATCATCAAAGATAAAATCTAAATCAAAATCATCTAGACCGAAATCACCTTTATCTTTTTGTGTTAGATCAATTAAGCTTCTTGTTGGAGCTAGATTGTCAATACTTGCCATTGCCATATAGCTATTTACGTAAAATTTTCTCTAATTCAACGTATTGCTGTAATTCTCTTTTAGAGATATTTTTATTCTTAGCTATAACATTTAAACCTTCAACCTCATCTTCCTCTTTTTTCTTCTTTTTAATATAAGTAATACGCTGCCACTTAAGTCGAGGTATCAAATAATAATATAACTTATAAGCTTCTTGCTTATCATCAAAGATACTACCAAACTTATTCAAAGTTTCGTTAACGAAGCCTGGAAGTTCCTTATTATAAAAGGAGAGCCATCTATTAAACAAAAACGGAACAAAAGCTTGTTCACCTTCAGAGTCTAATACTCCAGCATTCTCTTTCTTAGAGTAAAATAATTTATTTTGAAGTTGAAAGAAGTTCATTACCAGTTTTTAATTATATTAGCAACTATGAAAAGGTTACATATAATTGCTTGTATTATAATTAATGTTCTGATTAAAGCAACTACATCAGCTTCATCAGAAGAGCCAGCCTTTTCACCTAATGCTTTAGCCCACAACCTCCATAGTCTCATACACTAATCTTAGTAGTCGCAATAAATTGATCTCTGACTTCAGCATTAAAGTAATCAATTACATTAGCCATAAACTCTTCAGCTTGAGCGTCAGTTAGATTAGAAGAATATGCAAAAGGAGGAGCTTTACTACCAGCTACTATATTAATTCCAGTATGACCAAGAGCTACATTTTCTTTTGAGTAAGTAATAGAAACACTTACCTTACCAGAGTTTCTAACTTTATCATCAGTACCAACAAATTCATCTTGAACCATTAAGTCATCACCATCAACCATAATACCTTTACCAATATAACCAGAGAGAATATTAGCAATAGCAGTATTTAGAAGTCGTTGAAACGATACAGCACCAAAAGGACATAGACCAGGAATTTCCCAGCAAAAATTAATAGAATCTTGACTTTGAATAAAGTCGTTACTAAGAGTATCTTCAAGATCAATCAAAGCATCCTTTACATACATCGGAGCTCTAAAAGCTACGATATTACCATACGGTGAAACTTCTTTACGAAATTGCTCGTATGCAAACCTACTATGAATAAAATTACCGTCGTAAACTCCTTGCTTAATAATCATATCTTTATTTTAAATTAATTTGCTCTTTAATCCACTTATATGTTTGCTCTATTCCTTTAGCTAAAGGATAATCTGGCTCCCAGTCAATACTCTCCTTAATAAGTTTATTATCTGAATTTCTACCAGCTACGCCAAGTGGACCGTCAATATGTTTTTTGGTAATCTCTTTACCCTCTACCTTACAAGCAATATCTACTAATTGATTAATTGTAACCATTTCATCTGATCCGATATTTACTGGTCCTATAAAATCAGAATCAACTAATCTACGAATACCTTCCACACACTCTTCAACATATAAAAAACTTCTAGTCTGCTTTCCATCACCCCAAATTTCTATTTCATTTTCTGCTTCAATAACTTTTCTACAAATAGCTGCAGGTGCCTTTTCTCTTCCACCGTTCCAAGTACCCAGCGGTCCAAAAATATTATGAAAGCGTGCAACTCGGACTGGTATACCATGGTTTCTATTATAAGCTAAATAAAGCCTCTCACTAAATAATTTTTCCCAACCATAGTCAGAGTCTGGATTTGCAGGGTAAGCAGAAGACTCTTCGCAATTAGGATTATCAGGATCAAGTTGATTATGTTCCGGATACATGCATGCACTACTACTATAAAATATTTTAGTTTGATTAGTCTTACTGTTATTGTAGTCTTCAGCTTTATCTACCGTATCGCTAAATCTATGCTCGTTGAATTCCTTTACTGCGTTTAAAATATTAAGATTAATAGATGCTGAGTTATGCATAATATCAGCATCATTTTCACCGGTAAAAATAAATCCAGCGCCTCCCATATCAGCAGCTAGCTGATAAATTTCATCGAAAGGTCTCTTATATTGCTCAGGTACATTGTTATTGTAATTACCTTGCTCACCATCGTATTTTACTAACCTTCTACAATTGTCTGCATTTCTTAAATCTCCTGCATTTCCACTAATAAATTCATCTGCTTCAGATTTATTATATTCAGGTAATTTTAAATCTACTCCTCTAACGAAATACCCTTCTTTTTTAAGACGGGAAACTAAATGATTGCCGATAAATCCTCCGGCTCCAAGAACTAAAGCTGTTTTCATAAGTATATTATAAATTCCAACTGCTATTAATCAACCATATATTTATCAGAAGGAATTGAAGGCCACCTTACAACTATTAAGTCTGAATCTTCTAAGAAAACAACATCTGATATTTCATTAGGAAAAAATGTAAACATGTGACCCGAAGATAAAGTTTGATCTTTACCTGACTGTTTATCCTTTATTACCATAGAGCCTTTAACAATATAGGTAACTTCAGTAGTAAGTTTATGAAAATGTTCATCTCCTATTTTTCCTTTAGGATGATGTTGATGCGCTACCTCAAAGAAAGGATTCTTAAATAATGATGGTTCAAAATCTCCAATAAACCAACCATTAGTAAAATTATCTATATGATTTACATCCATTACTTACCGGCTTCAGCTTTTTGAATTCTTGTTGCATGTCTTCCTCCATCGAAAGTAGTAGTTATCCAGATATAAATCATATCATCTAATAACTCACTATCTACAAACTTACTTGGTATAGAAAAATAATTTGCGCAATTATGTCTAACAGCATATTCCGCTGTATATTCGTTAAATACTAAGGCGCTTCTAATACCTTTTTGTTTATTACCAGAAATATTCATACCCTGGCCTGTTCTACAAAAAGCTAAAGCAAAGTCACAATTGCCTTTATTAATAAAATCAGTTACTTGAAATACATAATCATTATAATCACAATCTTTATCAACAAAAGTACCAAAGTCGGTATAAGGTAACTCATACTTATCTAATATAATTTTAGCCTGCTCTTTAAGGTCCCATCCTGAATGATCAGCGCAAAGAGCAATTGGCTTATCACCAAAAGTTTTTAATGAATGAGTTACAAAGAAATTTAATTCTTCAGGAGTACCCATAAGATGCATCTTTTCAACATCATCAGTCTTAATAGTACAACCATCTTGAATCATTAAATTATATAATGGGCAAATATAAAATTCATTATTAGTAGTAAGATCTAAGTCTATCATTTGTTTAGCATACCTTACAAACTCACTACCCTTCGTAAAAGTATAAACTCCAACTGCAGCATTTTCACTAATAACTTCTTTTTCTGCTGTCTTAATTACGTTTTTATTCTTATCTAATGATGCGTAACTATAAGCGGGGTTGTTACTTTTAAATGTTAAAATAGAACCATTTATAGAAGTATCAATATCCGTGGGATCAAAGAACGGTTCAAAGAAAACATCTAATGTATAAACTACTAAAGGAGCATCATTATCAATATATTCTTCTGCCTGTAGGCATGTTTCTACTGATCCCCTAGTAATCTTATCTATAACAATAATCTTAATGTCGTCGCCATAGCGAGTTTTGAGTATTTTATCTAAAGAAAAATTACTTATATGATCTCTTCTTATTGCAAAAATTAAATTACACTCATCTTTATTTTTAATTGAATCTAAACTCCAATCAATCATCTGCTTATCATCTACCATAATAAGCTGTTTAGGCATTACATACCCTTGATCAACAAATCGTTGACCTCTACCTGCTATAGGAATTAGTATATTAGTTTTTTTCATTTATATCGGCTAAAATTTCTGAAGTAACGCGGTGCGCTTCTTTTATATTATTCTGTAAATCTGATTTATCAACTGCATTCAAAATACTATTAATAGTAGCTGCAGCAAACATATCACCGGCTCCTAATACATTTATATTATTAAGTATTGGTGTTTCTATAGTAAAAGATTTTTCTTTGTTAATACACAAACTACCACCTTTATGATGTAATATAACCCACCCTTTTACTTTTGAAGCAAGATCTTTAATATCCATAAACAAGTCCTCATCTGATATAAAAAAATAATCTACATATTTTAAAATTGATAGCTGGTTAAAAATTTTACCTTTACATATATCTATTGAAAGTATTTTACTTTTATTACTAACATCCTTTACAAAGGAAAGATCATCTAATTCATTAATATATAGTATATGCGACCATATTGAATCTCTGATAATAGGTTTTCTATTTTTTTGATTCAGATTAGCAATTGAAGCTCTCTCAGCTTTCTCTTTATCAACTAGTATTAAAGCTTCGCCAATATTGGTAGGTTCAATATTAACTTGATAGTTTTTACATATCTTTGATAGCATTAACCATACATTAGCAATACCTCCTACTGATTTATATGTAATATTACCATCAAATATAGTATCAGTAGTTATATGACCATATAAAGATATACTATTCATTATATATATTATCGTATAACTCAGCAATAACTCCAGCACCGCCGGGTCTGCTTAGTACATGCTTAACAGTATTCTTTATAAGATTAATTGCATCGCTAGGACAGTAGGTATGATTTAACTCTTTAATAATTTTGTAATCAGGTAAATCATCTCCTATGTATATAACCTCATCCTTATTAACGGTATATTTTGTTAATAGAAAATCTAACAATTCAACTTTATCTTTAACATGCATATCTCTTGTGTAGTAAAAATCTACCTTTCGTCTAGACGCCATTTCACGATTAACTCTATCATCTGCAGTTAAAAAACATACATTGAGATTATCTTTAAATCTTTTTATTGCAGTAAAATCTTTATCATTAAACTTCTTATTAATAACGTTACCTAAAAGATCATACGTCTTGCAACCATTGGTTAGAACTCCGTCTATATCTATAATTAAGAGCTTATACATACATTTTAATATAATCACTACATATACCATAGCAACGATTTAATCTATCATACTGTCTATTTTTTCTTGGAAATATGTTTTTGTTTTCAGGTAATACTATTATTGATTTACTTGTAAGATCTGAAAGAGGTGATTTGGAATGATGCCATATAAAGCCTTTTGATGTTATCACAAAATTCTCTGTAGTATGCCAAAAATAATTTATGTTTTCATTTTCTAATACATCTACAATTTGCTTTAAACATTCTGTATTTTTTAAATGACACCATAAACGTTTATCATTTAAAAAATCTATATTAACTCTATATTTTTTATTATCATGACCTAACCAAAAATTATTATCTTTAAAACTTACATCTATTTCAACATCATAACCTTGGTCTAATGCTGTAATAATATATTCCGGGTCATTTTCATACTTAGTTTTTCCTGTAATATTACCTCTATGTGATATAAGTTTATTCCCACTCTTCGTCATAATAATATTCGCCTTGAGGTTCATATAAATCGTACTTATACCCTGTATTATACTTTTCCCACCACATTTTTATTCTCGGAAGGACGCCAAAAATCTTATCTCTTAACTCTTCAGATATTTGCATAGCTCTATATCTACCTGGTGATGTATCTAATAAAAAATTTCTATAGTCTGCTATATGATCATAAACTTCATCATTAAATTTAGCAAAATAATGTGATCCAAAATAACAAGGTATTCTTACTGTTTCGTTTTCAAACCCACCTTCCCATGTTGGTGTTATTGGTTCACCTTCTTTATACAATGGACAACTATATAGTGATTTTATATCTTCTGTATATCCCCAAAAAATATGATCTTGAGGATGGTACGGGAAGTGACTACCCATGCCTACTGCATAAATTTTACCCTTAGGTCCAGTTCCATCAGTATATTTTACATCACAATCAAATCCCATTTTATCTACAAATCTTTTTAGCATTTTCATACTGCTCTTCATAACAGTTTGATCACTTCTAAACTTCATAGTAAAATCAGATGTAACATGTTTTAGTCCTTCATTTAATGAAACTAATTGTAAATTTAAATTCATAGGTGGTGTATACGGCACAGGACTCTTTACCACTATAATATTATCATCTTCAGACTCTAATGTCTCGTTATCCCAAGTAGATATAATTACTTTATCTATAAAATCTAAAGTAGTATAACACTTAGCTGTATCATAAGTTCCAGAAAAAATTTTACCTTGTATTACAACATCCATATCTACTCTATACTCCAATTTTTATTTTTAAATATTATTTCACCCTCCGGTAAAGGACTATGTAAATATTCTGTAAACAAATATGGTTCAAATCCCTTTTCATCTAATACTCTTATAAGCTCTTTTGGTCCGGAGCCTTTAGCATACATCTTATTAAAACTATCTAAACCTATTTCTGTTTCTATAAACAAAATATCTTTTAAGAAAGCTCCAGCACCTTCAATAGCCTCAAGTTCAGCACCTTGTATATCTAATTTAAGGTAACCGGGTATAAGTGCTTTTGTTGTAAGAATTTCTTTATAAATCTTATCTAATCTATATGTTTTTATTTTGTCTATTTTTGATACCTTTCTTTTTTTAAACAAATATTCACTCTCTTGAAGATTACGACTTGGTTCTTTAAGAGAGCTACAACCTATTTCACTCTCAACAACAAAAAATGGAACTGAATGTTTGTTGTGATTAGATATCGCTCCTTTAACAAAATAGTCATATCTTATATTAGTAGGAGACTCAATTGGATCAATACCAACAAAAATAAATTTACTTTTAGACCTTTCTAATTTTAAGCCCAAACAACAAGTAGCTTCATGAATCCATTTACCATCTCTACAGCCAGCATCAATTATTATACTATTGTCAGGTAGTGAAGAAAATATTTTAGTTTTTAATGGATCCTTCCACAAATCATTATAGTTTGATCTAATTTTAGATAAACTATATTCTGTTTTAAGATCCAGTCTCATTACTTTTTACGGAAAGGCATTATCCACGTATCAAGTTCTGTAGCTGATTTTGCGAAAGGTTCATCATATTCTAAACCAAATTCATCTAAAATTGGCTGTACTTGATGTGGATGAATTTCAATATTCCAATCATGCACTGCAATTCTGTCTCCGCTTTTTAATAATCTTGAATATAGATTCAATTCTCTTAATTTATTACCACCATCACAAAAAATATAAGTTTTAAATTGCTTTACGTTTTCGCTTATATGGTTAAATACATCTTTGTCAAAAACGTTTTCATAATGCATGTTAATATATGGAGAAATTTCAGCCATTTTTTCAAACCAATGACCTACACCTTCGTGCTCTCTACTAAACCAGTGACCTGTTCCATTATAACGTGTACGAGCCTG